CCCTTGATCATTAACCTGCCATCCCCATTTTTTTACCCACTCTTCTGTTAACCCCTCTACTGTGTTTATTCTGGGCATTACGAACAGATCTATTGATGGATTGTCTTCGAGTATTGTTGGTAAGTTGTCTATAAACTCATTTGAAATCAGCTCGTCTGCATCCAACTGAAGTATGTAATCACCTTTACACTTACTGTTTAGGTAGTTCTTTGAAGTGTGATCTCCATCGAAAGTTCTATAATGCAAGTTTATCTGCGTTTGATACTTTAGTAGTATATGTTTGGTCAGTTCATCGTCTGAGTAATCATCAACTACAACTATCTCATCTTGCGGTCTCTTATTGTATGTTAAGAACTGCAGGAGAGTCTCTATATACTCTCCCTCGTTGTGTGTTAATATTGCGTAACTTATATTCATAATAATTAAAAGTCTATGCCAATGTGCTCTAATGCGCTCAGGTAATCGTTTCCGAAGTCCTTTAAACTTGTTGAATCTGATTTGTGACTTTTGCCTTTGAATATTGGTTTTTGTTTGTCTTCTTCTGTTAGTTCTATGTTTCTTATCGCAGACCAACGAGAGTCTTCTGCGCTCGTACCATTCATGAACACCGTGCCTTTTTCCTGTATGTTTACCACAGATGGATACCAAACTCTTCCTGCGGAGTCGACTTTCTTCATGTCCTTGTACAATTCAGGCATTTCCATTTCGTAAGACTCAACATCGTACTCTCCCTCTTTCATTAGGTCGCTTGACTGGTGTCCACAACCCAAACACAGATAAGAATTCTTTGTTTCGTTTATCTTTATGGAATAACACCCAGCTTTTTCTCCGCAAAGCGGACAATCTATTAGGTTATCTTTATTTGGACTAATCATTTAACAATTCTTTTTTTGGGGTTTGATGAAGTACACGTTCTGTTTGCCAATAGCCTTTTGGTACACCAACGCTTGCTATATCGAAAACGTTTTTCTTCTCTTTGTCAAATATACTGCTTTTCTTTGAACTAATATCAACTTTGTTTAGGGTATCTACCAATTCGTCCCATTGTGCAGGTGTTGGTAGGTAAGAGTTGCAAGCTGTAACGAACCCTTTTAGCCATATCACAAATTCTTTTTCGTTCATGTTATTGTACTTTAGATAATTTAGGTAATGTTATTTTCTTGAGCTGCGGAAGTTTTAATTCAACTGGGCGAGGAAACGTGTCCAAGTATTTTGCCAAAGCCTCAGTCATTTTCTCTATTGAAAAGTTTGTTCTTACGTAGTGACTCTGCCTCTTGGCGTTGTCTACGAACTTTGAATAGTTTTCGTAAACGTCCTCTAAAGCTTTTTTAGCCGCTGACTGATCTACTTTAAACCACTGTGACTCTGCTAATAACATGTTCTCGACTACTGCCGATCTGTGTAAGTTCTGTAATGCGCCTGGTAAAAGCACTGTAAATTCTGGGTTTAAGAAGTCTAAATGTCCTGACCAACCTGATGCGATGATGGGTTTCTTACACACTGAGAACTCAAGTAATGGTCGACCGAAACCTTCACCATGGCCTAAATAAACCATTGCTTTAATTTTTGGATGATTATATACCACATTCATATCCTCTTCGCTCAAATCCCCATGCAATAGGTATATGTTAGGCAGATCTTTAGAGTTAACAGTCTTTCTTATTTCATCTATCTTCTCTAAAAGTTCTTCTCTGTCCATTATGCTATTTGCCACCTTTGTGGTCTTAAGTATCAAACCGGGCTTCTTCTTCTTGTTCTTGAAGGTTTCTAAGAAAAGCTTGATTGTGCCTGATACGTTCTTTCTATCCTCTCCTAAATCGCCTTGCAACCAATGGCCAACGAACAAGTAATTGAACTCTTCTTTTATTTCATTAAGTGATTCTACGATCTCTAACTTGGGAAGCTTAGTTTCTTCTATGTGAAAGTACCTGTTTAGATCAACTCCTTCAAACAATACTTCTACTGGTTTTTCAAGTTTTATGTGTCTTCTAACATTTCCTTGTTGATCTCTTTCTTCGAACTGAGAATTCTTGAATACATTTTTAGCGTGCTCTGATGACACTAAGGTTAAATTCATTCTATTCACTCCGTCAACCCAAGATGTGTGACATACAGTGGTCTCTATGCCTGCAGTAATTAATACGTTGTATAGCTTACCTATAGGTTGAGCCTCATTTGGTACAGTTATTTGGAACCAATAATCAGGTTGCCTAGTTAACTGTCCTGTTTTATTAATTAATACATTTAACCAACCCCACACGTCTTCATGATTCTTTAAATACCCCCAGGGAGTAGCACCCCAACGTTGAGACAGTATCTGTATTTCCCATTGATCTTTTTTTGCTTCATATAAAGATCTAATCACATCTCTTGCTCTAGCTCCATACCCAGAATAGGTGTCTACAGGAGCGCTAATTACGCATAACGGTTTATTCATATTTTTTACTTTTTATAATTAAATTTATATCCACACATAAGAAAAACATCTTTTTTACACGATCTACATATTGAACTTCTAGGTATGCCTGTGACTAATTCTGCGTATTTTGCTGTTTTATACTCTCCTATTATGTTATTGTTACGATCTATTTGTAAAACGCATTTAGCTCTAGGATTTTTATCTCCAGTAATTTTATTAGCAAAATCTGGTCTTTTTTTACCCCAACCATGATGTAATTCGCCTCTTATGCTTTTTAATTTTTTAATAGATTCTTTAGATAGTTTACCATTACTTCCAGCTTCTCTTATATTAAGCATCTTTAAATTACAGTCTTTATACAGATCAATATATAATTGTTCATAATTATCGATTGTCAACTGATCTACATCATCAGGTAATTCATGAATAACTTCGAATATATGATTATTTACTCCATATTTAACAAAAGAAGCAGCTAACAATCCGTCATTTCCTTTTTTTGCTTTATGTTTATGAGTAGACCATCTATGCATAATATCCCAACTTTGACCTATATACACACTATTACTGGGAGATGTTATTTTATATATTCCAACCATTAATATACTTTTATTTAACTTTTTTAAATTAATACACTAATGGATGTAATAGTTTTTTTCTTGGCAATTTTTCTATCTTTATTAGTTCAAATTGCTTTTTTGGTTTCCAAGTGTTAAAAGTCTTTTCTATTGATTCAATGACATTACTTGACATATTATGACTACTCATCATTGATTCACTAGATGTTACCCAGTTTCGTCCTGCCATACCCCCTTCTTTTCTCTCCTCTGGTGATAGATTATACGCTTGCTCTATAGCTTTGGCAACATCTCTAAAATCGCATCTATCATCAAGTATATATGGCGTGGGTATTGATCCTACTATACTTAAATTCGTTGGAAATACAGGTATTGCCCATTTACCGCATTTTTTATACTTTCCGTAATGATTTGACGGGAATTTTTCATCATAGTCTATCCATTTACCATTTTCGTCTTCAAAGCGCATTTGATCGATCATTCCACCAGTAACGTTACCTATGATCATCGTTCCTGCCATCATTGATTCTGTTAATGACAATCCCCAACCCTCATTAGAACTTATCAAAGCGGTAACGTCTGATACGTTATACATTAGATTTAACACTTGAGTTGGTATCACACTTTGTTCAAATTGCACTTTTTGATACTCTGGATCACAGAGCAGCTCTACCACTGCGTTTAGATTTGTTCCATTCTCGTCCATAGCCTGAGTGTGCAATAGTAGCTTACACTTCTTAGCTTTCTCTTTTCCTATGCTATCGCAAAATAGCGCGTAAGCTGCAATAAGATCGGAGGTACACTTTCTGCGTATATTCCTAGCGTTGTAGAAAACAACAAATTCTGGTTGATCTTCTCCAAATAGGTTCTTTTTGTATGACTGTAAATTTTCATATTCTTCTTTCATGTATTCGTTTATTGGGAAAAACAGCTTTTCATTAATACCGTGTGGTACGTAAGTGATTACTTTGTCTTTAGCTTTGTCTCCAAGGACCAACTCATGAATGTTTTTTGTCTGTTTTGATATTGACATTAGCAAATCACAAGACTCGTAATAGGGTTTATTGTATAATGGAGCTGGATAATCATCCCATATAGAAAGATACAGGATGGGAATTTTCTTCCTAATTTCATCTTCCATTTGAAATAACCAGACCCAATATCTGGGATCTGTGAATAACATGATAGCATCTGGGTTTTCTATG